CTAGAAGAGATGGGCAGATCCATTGATATGGACCTGAAGATATATGCAGAATGAAAGGAGTGATAAGGTTTGGCACAGATAGGATTGAGATATGCAGTATCGGCACCGCTCACAGAGGATGAACAGGCCGGCACTTTTACTTATGGCACTGGCAAAGTTGTTGCAAAGGCGATTAGGGTTGAAATGAACCTGAATATTGCCGATGCTCCGCTTTATGCCGATGACGACATTGCTGAAAGAGTGCGCGAATTTTTTGACGGCGATATTAATTTTACCCCTGATGACTTGGACGATACAATAAAAGCCGAATGGCTCGGGAGCGAATTGGAGGATGAAACTGTCGACACTACGACGGTCAAGGTGCTTAAAAGCAACACTGAAGATCTGCCCGGATATCATGGCTTTGGGTTTATCATACCGAAAGTCAAAAACAATGTCAGAAAATATCGCGCTGTGCTTTTTACAAAAGTACAGTTTGCTGAGCCAAATGAAACGGCTGAGACAAAAGGGCAGTCTATCAACTGGCAGACACCGGCTATAACCGGAAAGATTATGCGCAGGATTGACGGCAACTGGAAGGAAGAAACCACGGTCGATTCACTTGCTACAGCCAAGGCATGGCTGGCGTCAAAACTCAATATAGCGTAAAGGAGGTAATGGCGGGGCTTCGGTCCCGCCTAGTGTTTTATGAGCGAAATGAGAAATCTCGGAGTTAAAATTACCCTTGATATAGAACGTGAAATGATATTTAACCTCAATGTACTCGATGCATGTATAGAGAAGTTCGGCAAGATGGACGACTTGCTGAATGACACAGCAAATGACATGAAGGCTACTGTCTGGCTTGCTGTTCAGATGCTCAATGAGGGTGCAGAGATCCACAATGAAAACCATCCCGATGATAAAATCCCGCCCATCGATGAAACGAAGCTCAAGAGGTATGTCAGCGGCCTTGGTGGCATAAGGGATCTACAGATAAAGGTACAGGAAGCCCTCTTAAAAGGGCTGCCTGAGGAAGCTGTACAGCAGGTAGTAGAACTGGGGGAACAGATGGCCGCGCAGAGGGAGAAGATGATGCAGACTGGGATGAACCGGGCGCAGAGAAGAGCGAAGAAATAAACTTTGCGCGGCTGATTATTCGAGGAAAACTGATGGGATACCAGGAAAAAGAAATATGGCGCATGACACTTCGCAAACTTGATAAGCTCTGGCGCGAGTATTGTCTATTCTATGGTATTCCAATACAGCGGACTGATGAGGATATTATCCCGGAGGATGTGATATAAATGGCTACAAACATAGGCGCAAGGGTTGAACTGGCCGGTGAACGGCAGTTTAGGCAAGCGCTCTCAGAAATAAATGCCGGGCTAAGGGTCACAGCTTCGGAACTCGCTCTTGTGACAGCGAAGTATGCCGACAACGACAAATCTGTAGCTGCACTGACGGCTCGAAACGAGGCATTACAGAACAGTATAACTGTGCAAACAGCGAAAGTGCAGACACTCCGTAATGCGCTCGAAAATGCAGCTATTTTGTATGGTGAGACTGATTCCCGGACACTGAAATATGCCGAAAGTCTCAATAAAGCTGAAGCCGAGTTGATAAAGACCGAGAAGGAACTCCAGGATAACTCAAAAGAGCTCAATAAGGCCAAGGAGAACATGGAGAAATATGGCCTCTCTGTGGATGAGGTCGCTGAATCACAAAAGACATTTGGGGAAAATCTCAGTGATGTTATCTCTGGCCTCGGCATAAACCTGCCTGCCGGAGCCGATAAAGCGATCCGCGCTCTCGACGGCACAAAGGCATCTACTCTCGCCCTTGTTGGTGCTGTTGCTGGCCTTGTTACCGGATTTGGTAAGCTCACAATCGAAACAGCTCAGGCAGCCGATGAAATATTGACGATGAGCTCTGTCACGGGGCTTGCCACGGACACAATACAAGAAATGAACTATGCGGCGGAGTTATTGGATGTATCATCCGATACTATCACCGGCAGCATGACAAGAATGATCCGCAGCATGGATAATGCTCGAAATGGATCAAAAGATGCTGCTGAGGCGTTTCGCAAGTTACACGTTGGTATAAGAGACAGCTCAGGACAACTCAAAGATTCTGAGCAGACGTTTTATGAGGTCATTGACGCCTTGGGTCGGGTAAAAAACGAAACTGAACGCGACGCTATAGCCATGCAGATATTTGGGCGGTCTGCCCGAGAACTCAATCCATTGATCGAAAAAGGCAGCGGAGCACTGAAAGAACTTGCAGAACAAGCTCACGAAATGGGTTATGTCATGTCCGGTGATACGCTAGAGGCTTTTGGCAGGCTCGATGATGCAATGCAGCTGTGGGATAACCAAATCACAACACTCAAAAATAATCTTGCACTGGTACTCCTGCCTGTGCTAACAGCATTTTTTGAGTTGCTCAATAAAATTGACCCCAAAATCCTTGCAACCGTTGCCATCATTGGTACGATTGCCACGATAGGGATCACAGTGGTTAAGGCGGTAGGTAATATATCATCAGCTTTTTCCGCCATGAACCCGGTCATGCTCAAGACAACAGCAATCATCGTCGGTGTGACCGCCGGACTTATTGCACTTGCCGCTATCATAGCAGTAATCGTTGGTAAGTCCAACGAGCTTGACCGCACGATGCAGGGCATAGGACAGTCTGTCGGCAACATGGCCAACACAATCAATGCGGCACCTAATCGCATCCGATATAGCTACGCTTCCGGCATTGACTATGTACCGTCTGATCGCGTGGCACTCATCCATAAGGGTGAGGCGGTTATACCGGCGCATGAAAACCCATACAACCCGGCCGCAACCCATGCCCGGGGCGGTGGTGACACATACATATTGCAGGTAAAAATGTCCGAGATCGATGAAGTTTATAAGATTGTTGAATTGTTCAGACAGATGAGACAAAGAGAACGAGCAGGGGTGGTGATGGCGTAATGGCACATCATATGATAGAACTTCCTTGCATAGCAAGCACATGGTTTGATTCGGCAAATCCGAACACCAGCCACGGGACAGATCTTGTGCTTCAGTGCGGGGATTATTCCTCAAGATACATGCTTATAGCCTTACGATTTAATACATCACTTATACCCGCTGGCAAGAGAATTGTAAGCGCGGTGCTCAATTACTATGTTACAAGTAATTTTTCAGATAAGATCTTATATAGGTATATAACGTCTCGTGAATCGTGGACGGAGTATTCAACTTATAATACTAGTTCAATTGTAAACGCGTTCGACTCTGGTCCAACTGTTAATTATGCGGCTGGGAGTTATCAACAGCTTACACTATCGCCGAGGTTCGCGGAATTGGGGCCAAACGGGATAGCGCTACAAGTTGATGGCATGAATAAGACCTTATCAATCCAGTCAAGACGAGCGGCTAATCCGCCATTTATAACCGTTGTATACGAAGATGTGCCTCCATCAGCACCAACGCCGAAATCGCCTATCGGAATATACAAGGACAGCAAATCAGTCATTCGTTTTGAATGGCAGTACAACTCCGATGTAGGCGGTACGCAGAAAGCTTTTGACTTGCAATGGTCAACGGATCAAGTTAGTTGGAATACTGTGTCAGATACTACCAGCAACACCTACTATGACATGCCAGCTGATACCCTGCCATCAGGCAATATATACTGGCGCGTACGTTGCTATAACGAGTATGATGAGGTTGGACCATACTGCGATATACAGTCTTTTTACGCTATCGGAGCTCCGGCAGCTCTGGCAATCAATGCGATACCATCCAATACCGCCCGCCCTGTTGTATCATGGTCAGCATTTAGTCAGCAGGTATATCAGCTGCAGGTGTTGTCCGGCGATACAGTAGTCTATGACAGCGGTATAGTGCCCGGCATAAACATACGTCAACACAAAATCAAGGCGTGGCTTGAGGATGGTGAGTATACCGTCAAGCTCCGTATCAAAAATGAGTATGATCTGTGGAGTGAGTGGGGGCAAGCATCTGTTACAATTGCCACAGTAAAGCCTGCAAAGCCATCTATTGCATTGCAGCGGTCCGCATATGGTGTGGAGATAACAGGGACCGGCCTTGTATATCGGTCGGACTATGACAAAGATGATTATATTTGCATAGGCACAGCATCAGGAACTTATTTTGATAACACTGTCCGAAGTAAAGGCGAGTATAAATACTTT